GGTATACTACGTATGCCGTCCCTTCTAAGACACCAACCGGGAAGTACCCGCCTGATTCGATCAATTACGACGACTCGTTTACAAAACGAGAAGAGTATTTGGCCGACGTCACGGATACACCGCGAGATCGCTATGCGAAGCCTTGCAGCCACTATGTGGCCGGAAGGCAGAAACATAACGGTCCGATCTCCTATTGCGTACATTACCCGAATGAGTCTTGCTCTAAGCAAGGCCATACTTGGGGTGTATATACTATGGAGCAGCGGGTGGGCTGGTTATGGCCCAGTGCAGTGCTTGGTAGTATCTTCGACCCCTGGGGTGACAAGGATTATCCTAGTTACCAGGTGCCGATGTTGTACACCGTAGATCCAGAGGGGTTCAAATTTGTGAATGACCCCCCTAATCTCGATGAATGCATAGCCGACAGCCTAAAAGCTGTTTGGCCAGGCATTAAAGCAGGGTTGCAGTCGATCAACTCTATTTACGAGTTGAAGGACTTCAAAACCTTGCCTAAAACAATACTCGCGATCAACCGCGGCACGAAAGCTCTAACGTCTCTCCTTAAACGGAGTGGGCGTAAGAATTTCGGCCGTAAGCCGTTGCGAGCAATACTCCATGGCATAGCGGATGGTCATCTCACGATGGCCTTCGCTATCTCGCCTCTACTGTCGGATCTCCAAGCATTAGATGCTCAGATCCGTAACCTCAGGAAAAAGATTGACAAACTTTTGAAAGAGGAAGGCAAACTTAAGTCGAGTTATTTTACGCTCGATATAAGTTCACAATATCTGAATACCAAAGTGTTGTACCCTGTTAAGATCAGCGCTAATGATGCTGGTATTAATTGGGCAACACGTACAGTTTCAGATACTGCCACGTTCAACGCCGTTCTTCGGTACTCGTATACATTACGAGACCTTGAGCGGCAGTCTGCAACCATGCGTGGGCTACTTGACGGTTTCGGGGTCAATTTTGACCCTAAATACGTCTGGGATGCCATACCGTGGTCGTTCGTTGTTGACTGGGTCGCTGGCGTAGGCCAGTGGCTCTCCAATAACTTCTCTAAGCAGATGCTTGAACCCGTAGTAACCATACAAGAGTACTCCTGGTCTATTAAAGTTGATCGATGGACTCATTGCTCGATGAGCATGAATTTCACTAATCAACATATAAGTGCCCGGGAATATCCGAGGACTTCTATCCACGAGCGCGCTTACAAACGCGTCCCGTTGGATCAGTTGTCCTTATACCGACCGCTCAAAACAAGCGGAATATCGCTTCGAGAGTTCTTCCTCTCTTCCAGTCTAGCTTACACTCGTAAGCGACCTGGTAGGGGAGGAGCTCGATAACGATACGGTTGTAATTGAGGACTGTCAGTTCTTGATTACTAATGTTCAAAGGAGTCGCTATCCTTAATTAGCGTAAGAGTATGCTAAACATCACGCTTAACACAAATGAGGTAAAGAACAGTTCAGGGACTGAAGTTGAATTCACGTCCATGGACTCGAGTGGCCGCACCCGCGAGTTTCAGCAGATTGCTGAGACTCCTAACCTTCGTCACCGTCTCCAGATCGCTCATCGCGAAGCGGGGTCGGCCGAGGACAACCGCCGTCAATCCAAGATCGGTATCTTCAAAGAAGTTACCGGTGCTTCGGGAAAGAAACGGGTTGTGAGGTGCAATCTGACGATCGATGCCCCTGTCGGGGACCTTTCGTCCGATACCGAAATCAAGAACGTCATCGCAGAGGTTTTGTCCTTTTGCGCCACTACTGGCGCCGGGACAACTGTCCTCTTTGATTGTTCTGGTAACGGTGCTTCTCTGCTGGTTAGCGGAGCGTTGGGTAACTAATCCCACGTCTCTTGCAGGAACTACTTATGAAAGTAGCCCTACGGGTCGTTTTACGACCGCTTTGCCAGGTCCTTGTCTGTATTATTGATTCTTTGAGTAGGCCTTGTAAGCCCGCCCAAGTTACAGAAGTATCTTCTGAGAAGAAGATCAAACGGCTGCGAAGCCGCGCTTCTGGTCGAAAGACTCAATAGTATAGACCAATGGTCGAAGCAGACAACACAGAAAGACTCCTATGATAAAAATCATAGATCTCAGTGATCAATCGCGGTCCATTACTAGTGCGTGCTGCGCCGCTCAGGCGCGGAACTCGCTAGCTTGGCTATTGGCAAGTCAGGACATCGTCCCGACCTGCAATATCTTTAATGGATCCCCCTCGTACACGTACGAATCCGATATGAGAATCGGATGTAGACCCCAACTGTATCTGTCGACTGATAAGGACCAACATCTTCATGTTGGTCTCAATATTAGTCTTCGGATCTTTGGGAATCAGCAAATCGCGCAACTTACTCTGGATCAGGGGGCTCAAAACCCCACGACTCCGGTAAGCGGCGTATTCTCGGGTGTACCGTTGGGTATGTGTCTATTTCGACCCGTACCTCTCGGTCTTGTAGTCAGGCGTGCGCATAACTAAACTCTCTCAACTCATATTATTATGAGCCTCAAGAGTTTCGAGTATAAACTCGCCCACGCTGTACTTCGAGACGCTACTGGTTCAAACAACAGTGGTGTATTCATCGATCCGCGTTTCCTCGCTTCAGCAGAAATGCTGGAGCGAGCGGAGCGGACGGAAGGCTTAAGTTTTCTTACGAAGACTTTGCCATCGTGCGGAAAGCTCTTTGATAGAGCTCTCTGCACCGGTCTATTACCGACCAACACTGACTCGCAAGAGCTAAGTGACGGGTTTAAGTACCTGTCACCTCTAGTCCGTACAGTGTTTGGTGCTGATGGTGGGATCCTTCCGGTTCCCAATGTTGCAGCCATCCGAGGGGTCCGACAGATCTCGTACCTATTTTATAAGTACGAACTGCCTTACCCTGCGGACTTAGAACAGAGTGTCATCCAGTCCTTTAAAAAGACTGAAGATGACATTGTTCCGTACAATGACGCATTTAGCAAACTTGCAGATGCGTCTGATCATGGTCTCCTCGATTACGGAGGCGGAAGCCCGAGTATTCGAAGGACCATCAAGAAGATCCAAAAGATGTTTCATTATATCTTTAAGGACTTCGATGTTCAGGATATTGTTCCCCGTCACGGGCCTGGAAGTGTCTCGACAAGAGAACACTTACATGGCAAGTATCGTTGGACAGATATACCTGATGTAGTATCGCAACAGTATCCCATAGATGCGTATTTTTACGCTTCGCTGAGTGCTGCTTGTGACTACGCCAAGGAGATTCAATCCCTTGGCGACCGAGACTACCCGGCCCGAGTTATACTCGTACCGAAGGATTCTCGTGGGCCACGACTCATCTCTTGTGAACCACTCGTAAAACAGTGGATTCAACAAGGGTTAGGAGAGGCCATTGTACGGCTAGTGGAGCATCATAGTTTAACACGCTATAATATCCACTTCACAGACCAGGGTCCCAATCAACGTGGAGCTTTGTTAGGCTCCGCGAATGGGCGATACGTAACGTTAGATCTTAAAGATGCTAGCGATCGCGTAACCCTTGGTCTCGTTCGCCTGCTCTTCCCCACGCACGTATTTAATGCGCTGGTGTCCTGCAGGAGTTCGTCAACGCAGCTCCCGAACGGTGAAATACTGCAACTCAACAAGTTCGCACCAATGGGGTCAGCTTTATGCTTTCCCGTATTGGCGCTTGTTTGTTGGGGCATACTTACCGCGGTTGCTGAGGATGCAGACAGTCGTGAGACTGTTTTAGTGTACGGTGATGACCTGATTGTCGCTCGCCAAATGGCCAGTAGCGCAATCTCATGGCTTGAACGTTTTGGCTTAAAAGTCAATACGGACAAGTCATGTACAGAGGGAATGTTTCGAGAATCGTGCGGCGTCGATGCCTTTGCAGGCGACGACGTTACGCCGATTAAGATTCGGTCCCTCTGGAAGGAGTCCCGTAGCCCGAACGCCTATGCGTCTTGGATCGAATATTCAAACGATCTTTACGCTAGGCGGTACTACACTGCCTATGAGTTAATCATAGGACGGTTGTTGGCCCTCTATGGTCCAATACCCGAAAAATCACTAGGGTTAAACTGCCCTAGTTTAGTCGAGGTACCGGAGACATATAGGTATCTGAGATCCCGAACCAATAAACGCTTGCAAAAGCGCGAATGGTTTGTATGGGACCTCGTTACCAAACCCTATAAGAGATGCCTGCCTGGCTGGTCAATGCTCCTGCGATTCTTCGCAGAAGCCGGCCGTCATTCAGGTGTCCCATGGGTGTCTCGCAGAGGCGAAGTGCTTCCCTTATCCATTGTTCTTTCTTGGATTAGGGAGCCCTTCTCCGTTCGCACGTACACGGAACGCGATTCGATGAAACTCGAAAAGCGTTGGCGGTAAGTGAG